GCCCTAAACGAGTCTTTCTTCAGTTTTTTTCCGCTTCCTCTACCGTGACCTGAGAGGACAGGATCTTGGCAACCACCGTGCTGATGATGGCAGTCGTCTCCTTCAGCAGAATGGGCTTGTCCTCAAGGCTGAAGAGTTTGTTGCCTTGCTTGTCCATTGCCTTGCGGATGATGAGATCCACCATCGAATCGCCTGTCATCTTCGACGGGAAATCCGGGTGACGGCGCTGAATCTCCGTCATCTCACCGCAGGTCAAAGGGCGAGCATAGATCGTCTCATCCCACTCTTCGATGTAATAAGAACTCGGCTGACTCCCCAGCCGAGCCTTGATCTTGTCAACTACACTCATGCGGACACCGCGGATTCAGTCAGTGCGCCATTACCCTGAATCTCCAGGGTCATGGTAATCATCTCGCCCACAGAAGATGTGATGGTGCGGCCAGTGACGATGCCCGAGCCGGTGTAGTAAATGTCTCCAGCATCATCTACAGAATCATCACCACTCGGATACAGGCTGAAGCTGACTTCAGCACCGACAGCAAATGCGCCTTGGCCAGTGGTATCCGTCTGGTCATAGAAGCAATCAACGGATGCCGTGTAGCTCTTGAGGGTCGCCTTGTGCGAGCGCCACGCATCACCAATCACGGTGTCTTCGACGGTATCACCCGTCTGGGTCAGGGTGAAGCCAGTCACCTCGGCAACGGCAACTGCGCCTGCCTTGATGACACCACTTGCGGAAGTTTCAGTAGCCATTTTGCTCTCCTACGGGATAATTACGTCAGGGGATTCCGGTCTGGTCCGGTAGACGACATTGTATGACAAACGAACCATGCCGACAGCCGTCTCGTTTTCTTCGGTCTGCATTTCAGTCGAAGTCAGTTGATATTCTTCAACCAGCGCCCTCAAAGCAGTATCGGACTCGATAGCCTCTTCGATCTGTAAAGCCAACTGGTCAAGATCGTCCTCTATGCTGGCATTGGCTTTGACATAGCCATCGACATTGACCATCAGATCGCGTCGATAAGACTGAGCCGCACCCAGAGAACCTACAGTAGCCAGGGAAGAACTTTCATTGGTGGTGTAGATCAGGATAGCCCTGGTCAGCGATGCCTGCACCGGGAAGGTTCGCATCAGGAAGATGTTGGTGCCTGCATCTGTCGATGAAAGCAACGCAGTCCTGAAGGCATTTCGGATCTGGAGGCGACCGTGACTCATGCTTGCTCAAGCCCCAAGGTAGTCATGCCAGTGCCATCAGGCATGATCTCTCGAACCGTGTAATCTTCTCCATCGACCGTGATGGCATCACTATAGGCTACCCCTGTCACATCGACAGATCGGCACATGATGGTCGGGAAAGCCCCAGAGACGGTCACATCGACACCCAGGCCGATCTCCTGATAAGGCGAATCGAAGATGCCGCTGAAGGTCTGCCCGTTCAGAGTGACCGACACGGCAAAATCATCTTCATCAAAGAAGATGGCGCGAAAGTCGTCAGTTTCTAGCATGACGACGCTTGCGAGTAATTGTGCTCACAGCACGATTGGTCACTGCCTCTTCATGGACCTTGATATAGCCCAAGTTGACCAGGCGGTGAGTCTTATCGTGCTTGATCTCGACAGTACCACCTGCTTGGTGCCGATGACCGTCGATAATCACATCTTTCAGTACGTCATAGAGCATACCGTTCTCCTGAAAAGGGGGACCGAAGCCCCCCTATGGGCTACTTAGGAGCCACCATCGTTGCCCAGGCAGAAGGATACATCATGCCGGACTGCCACGTCACACGACTGGATAGCCACGACGCGGATCGTGCCCGACCGGCTGTTGGTGTACGGGTCCACCATCAGGTCCAAGCCGCCGAAGAAGCCGACCAGCAAATCAGCAAAGTTGCCGAAGTATAGGTCGCCAGAGTCGCACTGGTTGGACACGATGACCGGATAGCCATTCATGGTGCCACCCGGTTCGACAACGAACTGAGCCGTGCCAGTGGCTTTCTCGACCGACTTCAGAGCGCCATACATGGCAGCCGGTGCGATATAGGCCAGTGACCCCATGAGGGCATTGTCCTCGCCCAGCTTGGTTTCCATTTCGACCACTTGTGCAAAGGTCGGAATGTCATCCGGTGCCGTACCAAAATCAACCGTGTTCAGGTTGCCACCGATGCTCTTGATACCAGTCGGTGCGCCAGAGCTTCCGTCGCCAGCCAGTGCCGCAGCATCAATCGCCAGTGCCAGAGCCGTGGTCAGATCGTCACGGATCAGGGCTTCAACGTCCAGGCTGGACTGGATCAGAAGCTGCCGCGTGACATCGGTGTAAGCACCCAGGCTCTTGGGCGACATCGACACCGAACCAACCGTCATCTGACTGTTGGCAACGTCGTCACCCTCATTGGCCAGCCATGCAGCAGCCGCAGCGGTCAGTTTCTTCGGGATCTTCACGTCGCCCGACAGACCATTCAGCATACGAGCACCTGCCCGCATGACAGACGAGGCGTTTCGCAGCACGTTAATGAAGTCGCCACCACGGAAGTCGTCAGTGAAGAGCGCCGATTCACCAGCCACGTTCAGGTTGTCACGTTTCATCATGTCATGCGACCAATTCCGCAGAACATCGGTCGGGAGCATGATCCCTTGCGATGCCGTACCGTACTGCTCTGCCGCCGTGCGAGAGCATTCAAACTCAAACTTTGCAGCCTCCTGAGCGCGACGGTCGGTCGGGTTAGCCAGGGCATGAATGGCGCGGACCATTGAGAAGCGTTTCACTTCTGCTTTGGTCATGCCAATATCCTGGTTCTCCAACGCACGCTGCGAGCCGACAGCCTCCAGCAGTTCACCACGGAACTCTTCAATCGACTTGCCTTCGCGGATAGCAGCCTGGGCCATGTCCGAACGGTTGTGACGAGCACCCAGCTCAACGATTTGCGCTGCGTTTTTCTGTGCGGCCTTGCGGGCTTCTGCCTCGACCGCCTGAATATCTACTTCAGACATTTGATTCACCTCTTGGGTAATGATTTCAGGTTGAGGAATATCAGCCGCTCGGCCCACACCAACGGTCAGGTCGGCAGGGATAGAGACGATGCTTGCTTCCAAAATGCGCCAGTCAGTAGCGACTTTTGCACCGCTGGAGCGATCATCCTCCAGCCGATTTACGATGTAGCCAATCGAGACGTTTCCACGAATACCATCGACCACATCTTCAAATACCTCGCTGGCCAATGCCCCTTTTCCAAAGCGCACTGTAGCCCGGAGTCGCCGGTCATCATCGAGGTTAACATCTTCCACCACCCCGATCTGCTTCTCAGGGTCATGGTCTAGAAGAAGCGGTGCTCGACCGCTCTTCAGAAAATCTAGGTTCACCGCATCTTCAGAATGCTTCAGGATTTCCTTTCCGAAGTAGCGTTCCACAGGCTCTTCAGACGAAATAGCCATGCGAACACGGCGAGATTCGGCATCCACAGGCTCCAGTTCCATAGACATGGATCTATGTTGCACTGCATTTTCATTTTTCTCTTCCATAGCCGCCTCAAACTCGATGGGATCATAGTCATTGTCTGACAGCCATTTGCGTGCCTCTGTTGCACTGAACTTGGTCTTGTCAAACCGAATCGCTTGCAGTTCCGCACTATCATCCTTGAGTCCATAAATAGCGTCAATGCCTTCACCAAATTCATCGTTGACGCGCCGAAAGTCGTCATATTGACCAGGGTCACGAAGTCGGGCTGCGTGTTCGTTGGGGTAGGGGCGCTCTCCGTCGATCTGTTTCTTCTTAGCATTCGCCCATGATCGACCAGGGTCACCGCCCCACAAAGCCCAGGCTATCCGACCAGCAGAAGGGTAACCTTCTTCGCCTTTCGACCAGCCTTTTCCTTTCTTGTCCACTTCATGTCGAGCAAAGTAACTGACCATGCGACCGACAGTCTCCTCTGAGAGATTCTTTCGATTGCTGATGTCCCTGGCCCGAGCGACACCCACTTCAGTACCACCTCGGCCATATTCTTCTCGCCAGTCAAGCCCGCGCTGTGCCTCTCGGGCCATCGCTTC